ATGGGCGGCGGCAATAGTGCTGGATGGATGAGGTGAACATGGCCTGCGGCAAGAAACACAAGCGCCCGCCCAAGCGGTAGGCAAAACATGGCACGCACTGCCGGCCCGCTTGCGCAAATTGCGTGAGTGGCGTATTGTCACGCGTGAGTGAGTGCTTACTAGGGGGATGCCGTGCCGACCGTAACTTCAACCGCGTCGTTTGCGATAGGGCCTGAGCAATCATTCACGATCACCGGGCTTGGAGAAGGCACTATAGCCTTCACGTCTGCGATTCCAAGCTTGTTTTCCGACTTCCGGGAGAAGGTTTCGCGGAAGACGTTCGGGCCTTACGGCGTGTCGATGGGCGTGGCGATCACGCTTACGAGCGGGACGTGTGACTACACGGTGGCGACGCCGGATTCGACTGTTACGGCGCACGCGGCGGAGCATGCGGCGATGAATCCGTTTTCCGGATCTCATGTGCGAGTTGCAATGCTCGGCGACTCGATCACTGCAAGAACATTTACGGCATTTCATACCGGCATCGCCACCAAGGCGTCGGCGATTGCGCCATGGAACTGGGCCAACTGGATGGTCGGCGCGCCGTTTGTTCTGGCGGCCAATCTTGCCTATGCCGGTGACACGGCCAAAGGCATTTTTTCAAGGGTATCCAGTGTCCCGGCAAATACGCAGATCGTGTTTGTCATGGCTGGAACGAACGACGTAGCAAATTTAAGTTCGAGTGCAAACCAGGCTGCGATTGACGCTGCTTATACGACGACATCCGGGTATATACAACAGGGCGTCGCGGCACTTGTTGCCGCAGGGAAAAAGGTCGTGATTTCGACGATCTTGCCGAATGGCAATCTGTCGTCCGATACAGACTCACGCATTCAACTTCTGGACCGTCTGAATGCGGCCATCGAGGCGCTCGCAAGTCCGTCGTCGGTCTGGGTAGTCGATGGATTTACGGCATTATGGGATTCTGCGCAACCGACTCTGAGAGTCGGGATGTCCGGCACTTTCAACAGTGGCGGAGACATTGTGCATCCAACAAGTGCCGGGGCGCAACTCTTCGGCGCGGCGGCAATCGACGCACTCAAGGAGGCTTACGCTGCGTGTACTCCGGATGTCAGCTTGTATGACGGCTACCAACCACAGCGCGTGCTGTACTCCGAGTTCAGGCGCAGCACTGGAGGTTCTGCGGGCACAATTTCCGCCGGTTCAGGCACCATCGCAGACGGGTGGAGGTGCCTGCAAAACGCCGGGACGGCAACGTTCACGGTCGATGCGACGACGGCGTACTCTGTCAGCAACAACTACGTCGGCCAGCAAAAAACCGCACCAGCATCGGTCGATTCGTACTGGCAGAAATTCAACGTCACGGCAGCGGCGAACAACGACAATCCGCGCCTGAGACTGCCGGCAAACACGGACATTATCAACACTGGGACGTCGATCGATGGAATTTTTGGCGGTTCAGAGTGGTTCATGGAAGTCGACGTACTCGTCGAAGATCCGGTGAACTTGAAAGAGATCGCCATTGGAGGAGACTGTTTCTTTACCCTTGGCACGAGCCCTATCGATCAGTCAACATTTGGCGCGACGTTTGTACGAGTCGAAGCCGGTACGTCTACCGACTCGTCATCTACCGCAACGGCAGTGCCGGCCGGATATCGCGCGACGTTGCGCACCCCGGTCATGCGCGTGCCGGAAAACGTCAATGCGACAGTTGATTTGCAGCTGATCCCGTTCCTGGACATAAAGTTTCTCGGCGCAGGGTCTGCAACCGTTTCCTTTGGCCGCCCGCGCATGTGGCACAAAGCATTTGGCAGGATCGGGTGATGATTGAAATTTCCACCGCCGAATTCACCCGTATCAGCGCCGGAAAGCGCTTATCTGCTGAACTCGAGACTGAAGAACGCAGCACGACAGGCGCATAACCATGAACGACGAACTCAAGCGTATCAAGGAACTCTTCTCCAAGGCCCGCGACGCTTGGGATGACAACTACCAGCGCGCCGCGGATGACCTGAAGTTCTCCCTCGGCGAGCAGTGGCCGGAAGAACTGCGCAGCAAGCGCGAAAACAACATCAACGGTGCGCAGCCGTGCCTCGTGCTCGACAAGATCGGGCAGTACGTGCGCAACGTGGTGAACGACGCCCGCCAGAACAGGCCGAGCATCAAGGTACGGCCGGTCGATAGCGCAGGCGACGTGAAGCTCGCGGACATGCTGCAGGGGCTGGTGCGCAACATCGAGGAGCAGTCGAGCGCGGACATTGCCTACGACAACGCGCTTGAGATGTCGGTGCGCTGCGGCATTGGCTGGATTCGCGTTTGCACAGAGTACGCGGACGATGAGTCGTTCGACCAAGACATTCGCATCAAGCCGGTGCCGAACCCGTTCTCGGTGTATATCGACCCTGACTTCCAGCAACCGGACGGCAGCGATGCGCGATATGCATTCGTGATTGAGGACGTGCCGCGCAAACGTTTTGAGGCGATGTACCCGAACGCTGACCCGGTGTCCTTTGAAGGCGCTGACCAGATGGACCGTAAGGATGGTTGGTCGTCCGAAACGCACGTCCGAGTGGCGGAGTTCTTCGAGGTCGTTAGCACGCCGGAGGACATGACCAAGGACGGCAAGACCCGCAAGGTTCAAAAGCGCAAGGTCGTGTGGAAGAAGGTCAGTGCACGTGATGTGCTGGAGGAAGTGGAATGGCCCAGCCGGTACATCGGCCTCGTGCCTGTATGGGGGCGGATCTACAACATTGAAGGCGAGGTCCGCATCTACAGCATGATCAACTCGGCGATCGATGCACAGCGGATGCACAACTACTCCTCGAGCAACTTCGTCGAGCGTGTTGCACTGGCGCCGAAGTCGCCGTTCATCGCAGCGGAAGGCCAGATCGAGGGCCACGAGGACGAGTGGCGCACTGCCAACACCGAGAACTACCCGGTGCTTACGTACAAGCCGCAAGCCATTGCCGGCGTGCAGGTTCCGCCGCCGATGCGTCAGCAGGGCGCCGACATCAGCGAAGGCTGGCTGAGCGTGATGCAGAACACGCAGAGCGACATCCAGGCGGCGCTTGGCATGTACAACGCGACGATCGGCGCGCCGAGCAACGAGCGCAGCGGCAAAGCGATCCTGGCGCGGCAGCGTGAGGGCGACATTGCCACGTTCGACTTCATAGACAACCTGTCGCGGGCAATCCGCCACCTTGGCCGGATCATGATCGATATGATCCCGAAGATTTACGACACCGATCGTGTCGTGCGACTACTGGAAGAGGATGGCATGGAAGGTGAGGCGCGGATCTCGCCGTCTCTGGAGCAGGCCGCACTGCCGGTGCGGGACAACGGCGGGAACGTGATCGAGATGATCTACAACCCGTCCATCGGCAAGTATGACGTGACGGTTGCTGCAGGCCCCGGCTACAACACCAAGCGTCAGGAAGCTGCGGACTTCATGAATCAGGTTGTGCAGACCCGCCCGGAGATGATGAACATCATCGGCGACCTGATGTTCCGGGCCTTGGACATGCCGTTCAGCGAGGAGATCGCGCAACGCATGAAGGCGCTGTTGCCGCCGCAGATTCAGGAGATGGCGAGCGCCAATACCGTGCTACCGCCGGAAGCGCAGGCGGTGGTAATGCAGAAGGATCAGCAGATGCAACAACTCGCGCAACAGTTGGAGATGATGCAGCAGGCGCTGAACAAGGCCGGAGAGGAGATTCAGCAAAGCAAGGGCGACTCGCAGGCCGACATGCTCAAGGCGCAGAACGACGCGCAAAAGGTGCAGATTGAGCAGTTCAAGGCTGAGACTGAGCGTCTTCGATTGCAGCTTGATGCACAATCCGCGCAGGCCGAGTCAGAGAAGCAGGAGCAGATGGAAAATGGCGCGCTGTCGCAGATCGGCGAACAGATTTACATGCTGTCGCAAGCGGTGCAACAGTTGGCCGTCATCCTTGACCAGCAGCAACAGAAAATGATGCAGCACATGGCCGATATGACGGAGATGATCTGCGAGCATGGCGAAGGTTCTAAGACCGAGATTGGTTCAGCTTTGGAGCAGATTGCGCAACTTGTGCAACAACCGCGCAAGGTGACGAAGGAAGGGCGAGCTGTGCGCAATGCTGACGGTACGTGGTCGCTGAATGTTGATGAGGTGATGCACTGATGGCGCTAAACCTCCGCTACCAGACCGCCGCAGAGTTCGCGGTTACGGGAAGTAAATCATGCTAGGTAACTTCGTAAAACAAGCCGTTTCGTCCGGAGGCACCGGCAACCTCACGCTAGGATCTGCCGACACCGGGTACTCGACGCTCGACACAGTCGTCGGTCAGAACGTCTTCGTGCCTTACACGATCGAAGACGGCGATCGCGAAACGGGCATCGGGTATCTCTCTGACGCGACGACGTTCGTGCGCTCGACGATCCACGATACGCTTGTGTCGGGTACCTACGACAACACCGCGCCGACGGCGATCAACGTAACGACGGCGGCGAAGCTCATGATTACCGCGTCGGCATCCGGAACGTTCTGTCACCCGAACGCGTCGGCAGGTTTGGGCGATGCGGCGGGCATCAACCTGTGCCCTGCTGCCGGTGCGTGGGACCAAGGGCTATCGCTTGCGGCGAGCGGTACGGCGATGTTTATCCCCGTGATCTGGTTTGCGTCGAAAACCATTACCCGCCTCGGCGTGCGCCTGCAAGTCGTCGCCGGAAGCGCCGGAGCATCCAGTTGCACCGCAGCGCTGTTCCACGTTGGCACCGACGGCAAGCCAGGGCGCAGGATTTGCAGTTTCGGCGACCTCGGTGACATGCGCACAACGGCCGCCGGTACGATCATGCAAACCCCCGCGCTCTCTCCTGCGGTGTTTCTGCCGCCGGGCGTCTACTACCTGGGACTGTTACCGACATACACCGGCACGGCACCTCAGATCCGCTCGACGGCGGGTGCCGGGATGATTCAGTCTACAGGTCTGGTCGGATCAACTTCAGGGCAGCAGTACCTGTGGGGCACCGTCTCGGCGGGCAACCTCAACGACCCGCCAACCACAACCGGATTCGCCGGGGCCGGCCAGGGCGGCGGAATTTTCTGGCTGGCTTTGCTGTGACGGAGGAGTAAAGATGGCAATCACCTTCGGGGCCAAGGGTCGTTTCGCACAACTGCAAGATCGCATCGAAGCCGCCGGACACTATGCCCGCATGGTGGGCGGCGTGTACGTCTGCTCGGACGAACCCGCGGTGCAGGCCATCATCGACTCATTCACGGTCGCCGACATGCAGGCGATTGTCAAAGACGAGATTAAGGACCACGCCGAAGCCCTGCTCGTGCGGGCGAATCGCCGGACGGCTCCGGCCGAAATGGCGATGTGGGCCGACAAGCTCGCAGAGGCCAAGGCTTACACAGCGAGCGGCAACGCGGCCGACGCGCCATACCTTGCGCTCGAAGCCACCGATCGTGGCGTCACGCTGGCGGCGCTCGTGACTCGAGTTCTGAACAAGGCCGACGCGGCGAAGCGGATCGAGGCGGCGATCTCCGGCATCTCCGGCAAACACTGCGACGCGATCGACGCGCGCACGACAGCCGCACAGATCGTCGCGTATAACTGGCGCGCTGGCTGGCCGGTGGTGGGCGGGTAGGAATGTCGCTCGGTACAAGCTCACCGCTCGGGACTACCACTCCGCTCGGCACGGCGCCGGCTGCGGCGGCCCCACCCGCCACGTTCCAGATCGCCTGGGCTGCGCAGTCTAACGTCATCATTCAGTCAGGAGCACCGACATGCGGCGCAACGTAGCAGGGCAATTCATTGGCGCGCAGTTGGTCAGCAAGACTGACGGAAGCGCGGTAACGAGCGGTACGACTACGGTCTACGTTACGGGAGACGCCGGAACGCAGGCGGCCGGAAGCGTGGGCGCTGGTGCCTGTACGCACGAAGGGAACGGGTTTTGGACATACGCCCCCGCGCAGGCCGAGACGAACTACACGCACGTTGCTTTCACGTTCGTCAACACGAGCGCAGTCAACGCGACGGTGCAGGTATTCCCGATTGCCTACGACGCCAGCGGCCAGATGACCGGCGTCACAGTCGGAACGATCTCGGCTAACGTCATCACGGCAACGGCGATCCAGGACGGCGCTATCACCAACGCCAAGGTTGCGGACGATGTGAACGTCAATGTGGCGAGTTTCACGGCCAATGCCATCACCGCTGCGGCGATCAATGCCGGGGCGCTCGACGGTAAGGGCAACTGGAACATCGGCAAGACGGGTTACACGCTCACCGCTGGCACGGGCCTCGGCAACCAGACGGCGGACATCACCGGCAACTTGAGCGGCAGTGTCGGCAGCGTGACTGGCGCAGTTGGGTCCGTGACTGGCGCAGTCGGCTCAGTGACTGGCAGTGTCGGTAGTATCAGTGGCGTGACTTTCCCGGCTAACTTCAGTGCGCTCGGTATCAGTGCTGGCGGCATTGCTAACGCAGACGTGAAGTACGTCAATGCCGTACAGGTCACTGGAACAGGCGCGCTCGGCGATGAGTGGGGTCCCTGATGCCGGCAGGTGACGTATGGGGCAACTCATGGCTATCTACGTGGGGTACATCGTGGAAGCAGGCTGTTGTTCCGCCAGTTGTCGTCACTACGGAAACACCTTCAGGTGGTTGGGAAGTATTCGCACGTCGCCGCAAGACACGCCGCGAACTGGAGCAGGAAGAGCGCCTGCGCAAGTTGCCGGAGCCAGTTCAGGAGATTGTCGAGGATCTTGCGCAACAGCAGGCGGAAGCGGCAGAGCAGGAGCAGCGCAAGGTTGTGCAGCGCGCTGTAGCCAATGAACTGCGCGAGCGTTTGGCAAAGCAAGATTTGCAGTTCCGCAAGGAATACATGGAGGTGCTGCGCGGTGAGATCGAGCGCCTACTGTACGAAGCGGAAGAGGAAAAGGTAATCGGGATGTTCCTGGATGCGATGTAAGTGAGCACTCACTTGCATTTGCGAAATAAATGGATTATGTTATGGGCACTGGCGACCAACGCCAGGATTGCAAAGCATGGAGCTTATGCAAACAGAAACGACCGTTGATAGCGCGCCCGCACCAGTCGCGCCTGAGGTAATCGGTGAGCAAGTCGCATCGGCGGAAACGCCGGAATCCGCGTCGACGACGGAAAGTGATACGCAAGAGCAGTCGAGGGAGCATGTAGTTCCCAAAGGCGTGCAGCGGCGTATCGACAGGCTGACACGCGAGAAGTATCAGGCGCAGGCGGAAGCCCGTCTGATCCGCGAGCGCCTGGAAGCGTTGGAGAAGCATAGCCAGCAGGCTGCGAAGCCGCAGGAACTTAAGCCGGAACAGTTCTCGTCGTATGAGGACTATCTGGCAGAGGTTGCAGCGCGCCGAGCGGAGTCTGTCGCTGACAAGCGCTTTGCCGAACGCGAACAGGCGCAGAAGCAGGAACAGGAAGCACGGCAACAGGACTCGCTCAGGAAAGCATGGGCAGAACGCATTGAGAAGGCGCGGGATAACTACCTGGACTTCGACGATGTGGCCGGCAGTGATGTGCCGGTGTCTCCAGCGATGGAGATGGCGATCATGCATTCCGACAAGGGCGCGGACTTGGTGTATTACCTGGGCAAGAACCCAGAGATTGCCGAGCGGCTTGCAACCCTGCCACCTTACGCGGCTGCGGTCGAGATTGGGCGCCTGGAGGCACAGATTACTGCGCCGAAGCCCAAGCGGGTGAGTGCGGCCCCGGCCCCGATCAACCCTGTAGGCAGTTCTGCCACGGTTGATAAGGACCCGGGAAAGATGACTGATGCCGAGTATTCCGAATGGCGACGAAAGGCCTCGGCGTACAAGCGGCGTTTCTGAAGGAGTAAATGATGTCCAATACCCTCAAGGTCGTGGATATGATCGCTCGTGAGGCTCTGGAGTATGCCCACGAGAAAGCGACGTTCCTCGGCACAATCGACAACCAGTACGACAGCCAGTTTGGTGCCGTTTCCGGTTCGGCCGGCAAAACCGGCAGCACGCTTCGTGTCATGATGCCCAACCAATACACGCGCCGCACCGGCTCCCGTGTGATGGACGTGCAAGATCAGGACGAGGCCACTACCACCATCACCGTTGCGACGCAGGACGGCGTGGACATGCGCTTCAACAGCGCGGAACTGACCCTCGACACGAACAACCCGGATCAGGTGGCTGCGTTCAGCCGTCGTTACATCGAACCGGCAATGTCGACGCTGGTCAGCGGCATCGAGTCCGATGTTCTGCAAGGCTTCACCAAGAAGGTCTACAACCTTGCCGGCACTGCCGGAACGGTTGTCGGCGCTTCTGGGGACATTAGCGCGCTCGGCAACGCCCGTGCCAAACTGAACCAGTTCCTTGCGCCGAAGATGGACCGTAACGTGCAGATCGACTCGATCACGATGGCGTCGATCGTCAACGGCACAAAGTCGCTGTTCCAGGACTCGACCCAGATCAAGGAAGCCTTCCGCGAAGGGTTCATCTCTCGCAACGCGATGGCCGACTGGTACGAGAACGAGCGCACTTACGCCCATGCCAATGGTGCCGATCACACCACGATCACGGTGAACGAGACGATCGCCAGCGGCGACGACGTGATCACGCTTGCAGGCGCGACGATGACCGTCGGAACCGTCTTCACCATTGACACGGTGTATGCGGTGCATCCCGAAACCAAAGCGACGTACAGCTTCCTGAAGCAGTTTGTCGTGACGGCGGTCAACGGGAACGACTACACGTACTCGCCGACGATGGTCAGCACCGGGGCGAAACAGAACGTCGGCTCGCTGCCAGCCAGCGGTGCTACGGTCAATGCGTTCGGTAGCGCTTCCACCACGTATCAGCAAAACCTGATGTACAACAAGTTTGCGGCGGCTTTCGTCACTGCGGACCTGCCCATCATGGACGATGCTCACAAGTGCGTGCGGCGCGTGAAGGATGGCGTTTCGATGCGCGTCTGGATGGCAAGCGACATCCGCAATGACGAACTCCTGGTGCGTCTGGATATCCTGTACGGATGGAAAGAACTGCGTCCGGAGTGGGCGTGCCGGATTTCCAACTAAGCCACGAAAGGAGAAAACATCATGGCTGAATACGTTGATTACGGCTCGCCCGACGGCGCAATCCTCGGTCGTACCGCTTCCGAGAAGATCGGCTTCTTCGGCGCTACCCCGGTTTCCCGCCGGGCCGCTGCCGCGCAGGCCACTTCGCTGGTTGCCACCGCTTCGGCGACGGCAGTCACTACAGACGTCAAGGCGGCGCTCATCGAGGTGATGAGCACGCTGACTGCGCTCGGGCTCTGGAAAGGCTCGGCATAATCTCTGCCGATGCGCCTACTCGCCGCCGTATCCTGCATGTCGGGTGCGGCGGCGATCCGTTTCCGGATTGGGCGCCGGAAGGCGAAGAAGTTCGGCTTGACATCAATCCAGATTGCAACCCGGACATTGTTGCCAGTATGACTGATTTGGGCGAGATCGGTAAGTACGACTCCGTAATCTCATGCCATGCCCTTGAACATCTATACCCGCATGAAGTCAATGTCGCGCTGAAGGAGTTCCTGCGCGTACTTGTTCCATGTGGAACAGCGATCATCATCGTTCCTGATCTTGAAGGCATACCACCAACAGAACAAGTGATGTACGAAACTCTTGCCGGGCAGGTTTGTGGGCTGGATATGTATTACGGATATCGTCCGTTACTTGCGACGCAACCGTACATGGCGCACCACACCGGGTTTGTTGCAGACACACTCAAAGCAGCGATGTTGGGATCAGGATTCCAGCATGTTATAACTCGCCGGCTACCGAACTATCAACTAATGGCAGTTGGAGTCGCATGAAGCAACGCAAGGTTATATTCTGCGTCCCGACGATCAAGCGGCCATTCGATGTCTGCTTGAACGCACTGGAGGCGTCCATCCCGCTGATCAAGGATGCCGGTTGGGATGACTTCATGGTGTCGGAAGTCGGCAACCCGTACATATCCAATGCGCGTATATCCATGCTGCGCAAGGCTCTTGACCAGTTGCCTGATGCGATTGTATTCATTGATCATGACGTTGCATGGGATGCGCCGGACCTGCTGAAACTCATCGAGACGAAGGGAGATGTCGTTGCGGGCACATACCGTTTTACGCATGACGATCAGAAAAATGTCGAGTTCATGGGCACTGTTCTATTGGGCGAGACGGGCAAGCCAATCGTGCGGGAAGACGGGTGCGTCCAGATGGAGACCGTCCCGGCAGGTTTCCTCAAGATCACGCCGGATGCGGTTGACATTTTCATGGAGAAACGCCCGGACCTGATCATCGGCCCGCGTTACCATCAGAACGTCGATCTGTTCAACCACGGCGCGCACGACCGCCAGTGGTGGGGCGAGGACTATGCGTTCTGCCGCAACTGGAACGACATCGGCGGCGAAGTGTGGTGCGTGCCGAACCTTAACATCACGCATCACCGGGTAGACAAGGATGGCGGCATCACGCGCTACCCTGGAAACTTCCACGAATACCTTCTTCGGCAGAAGGGCGGGAAGTTGGAAGGCAAGGCATACGAATGGGACAAGACATGCTAGTCTGGATGCGACACGAAAAGCACGGCCGCATGCCGTGTTACAGCACCGGGGAAGTCACCCAGGCGCAGGTTCATGGTTGGTATGTGGAAGTTGCGAAACCTGTGGAAAAGGCGCAAAATACCGCCGCAGAAGTACCGAACGTCGCGGAATCGGCGGCATTGCCTGTGCAGGGGGTTCGGGCACCCCGTAAGCGTGGCAGACCGCCGAAGGTGAAGCGCGATGGCAACGGCACAGACACTGATCAATGACGCACTGGAACTGTTAGGCGTCATCGGAGCGGGCGAAACCGCTACCGGCGAAGACACCACCTCCGCACTTGGCACCCTGAACAGGATGCTCGACTCGTGGCGCAACGAGTCCTTGATGGTCTATGCGATCAGCAATATCACGCATACGCTTGTCGGTAGCGATGACACGTACACCATTGGCCCGTCCGGTGCCGACATCACCGCAACCCGGCCCGTCAAGATCGAGTCCGCCTTTGTACGGCAGTCCAACACAGACTACCCGGTCCAAGTAATCGACGACCAAGCGTACTGGCAGGGCATCGCGTCACGCACGTCGTCCAGCGACATCCCTGCATACCTGTACTACGACACCGCATTCCCGAACGGCACAATCTACTTGTGGCCGGTCCCGTTTGCTGCGAACGTGCTGTACATGCAGGTATGGACTCCGCTGTCCGAGTACGCAACCGCAGGAACTGCCGTGTCGCTGCCGCCTGGGTATCAGGAAGCCATTGCGTATGGGTTGGCGGTACGTCTGGCGCCGAAGTTCGGCATCAAGTCCGGCGCGATGGACATCGTGATGCAGATTGCCCGTGAGTCCAAGGCGGACATCAAGCGGCGCAATCAGAAACCGCTAGTGGCGCAGATCGAGTTCTGCACAGGCCGCAAGTCGGACATCTACGCGGGGTACTAAGTGAAGCTGCCGATCCTTGCCGGCGCCTACCGCTCCCGCAGCGTCAACGCCGCAGAGGATCGGTGCATCAACCTGTACCCGGAGATTACCGCTACCGGAGCAAAGGAGCCCGGCGTTCTGCACGGGTGCCCCGGATTGCGTGCGGTTGCTGCATTCACTGATGGCCCTGTGCAGGGACTCAAGACTGCAAACTCGTTGCTGTACGTGGTTTCAGGCGGCGTGCTGTATTCAGTGGATACGTCGTGGGTTAAGACGACGATCGGCAATGTTGGCACATTGGACCGCGTGACGATGGCCGACAACGGGCTGCAACTGATCATCTCCAGTGGATACATTTACACCTATGCGACAAGCACGCTTGCAGCGATTGCCGATGTGGATTGGCCCGGAGGCGACGTTCAGTTCATGGACGGGTACTTCCTTGCCAACGTGCCGGGAACAGGGCGGATACAGATCAGTGCCTTGTACGACGGAACCTCGTGGGACTCGCTCGACTTCACGACAGCCGAGGGTTTCCCGGACAACGTAGTCGGGCACATTGCAGACCACCGCGAGTGGTGGGTGTTCGGCGACAAGTCGATAGAGGTCTACTACAACTCCGGCAATGCAGATTTCCCGTTTGAGCGGATCAACGGGGCAGTCATCGAGCAGGGCTGTTCTGCGGCTGCAAGCATCCAGAAGCTCGACAATTCGGTATTCTGGCTAGGGCATAACGATCAAGGTGGCGGTGTTGTGTGGAAGGCTCGCGGATACACCCCGGAGCGGATCTCGACGCATGCTATTGAGTACGCCATTGCGCAGTGGGAAACTCTGTCGGATGCGTATGCTTGGACGTATACGCAGGAAGGCCATGCGTTCTATGCTTTGAGTTCGCCAAGCGCCGATGAAACGTGGGTGTTCGATGCTGCTACGGGATTGTGGCATCAACGGGCCACGTTTACTGATAGCGTGTATTCAACTGGTGTATTTACGAGACATCGAGCCAATTGCGTAACTGCGTTCAATGACAAAATTGTAATTGGGGATCATACCGATGGGCGTATTTATGTTTTTGACATGGATCGCTATCAAGATAACATGACTGTGCGCAAATGGCTGCGCAGCGTCAGATCGCCGCATGCCGAAGGGCGCCGAGTGCGCTACAACCGTTTGCAGCTTGATATGGAAACCGGGCACGGCCTAACGTTTGGGCAGGGAAGCAATCCGCAGGTGATGATGCGCTACTCCGACGACGGTGGGCATACCTGGTCGTCGGAACATTGGGTGTCGAGCGGCAGAATCGGCAAGTACAAGGCGCGGGCGCAATGGTGGCGCCTTGGCATGGGCCGAGATCGCGTTTTTGAGTTCAGTGGTACAGATGCAGTGAAAATTGCAATCGTGGGTGCGTATCTTGACGCAGATCCAGGCATGTCCTGATGGCAACCAACCTCCGCCCGCCACCGCTCCGCGACCTGGACCACAACTCGTCTATATGGCAGTCGTGGTATCGGGACTTGCAGGCGCTGCTTACGTCGGCAACAGGGCTTATTGGGTGGTCGTCCATCAGCAAGACCGGCAGCAACCTGACCGATCTGACTACACGCAACCATGCCGACCTGCAGAACATCAACACTGCGGCTTACACGCACCTTACAAGCACTGAGTATGCAGCGTTTGCAAGGGATGACAATGTAACCAGCGTGGCGGTGAATACTGCGATGGACGACACTAACCGCACGGTGCTTGTGACGGCCAGCGCCAAGACAATCACTTTGCCGGCGGCATCGGCTGACCGTATCGGCAAGGACTGGACCGTCATCCTTGGTACTGCCGGGTATGTCGACATTGCGCGGGCAGGCAGTGACACGCTGACGCTGCCTGAGACAGAAATTACTATCAGGCTCGACAACAAGGGCGCCAGTGTAACGCTGCGGTGCCTGACTGCTTCGTCTTGGGGGCTTGCATGACTTGGCTAGGGTCCGCAGTCAGCATCAAGGACGGGGCGAACCTCGACGCCTTCTCGCGCCTGCGCGTTAGCGACCCTGTTGCGTTGTTCTCTGCACAGTGCCAGTACGATGCAGACCCGCTGCTGTTTGAGACTGGCAATACTGGTAGCGGTACGGCGCCGTCACATAGCGCCAACACGCGCATGGTCACTCTGGCTTGCACAGGTACAGGGACATCGTTCATCCAGTCTTATGAGTACATTCCGTATCAGGCCGGCAAGTCGCAACTGATCTTCATCACCGGCGTGCTTGGCGCGGCAGTGACGAATACCGTTACTGAGGTTGGACTGTTCGACGAGAACAACGGTCTGTTCCTGCGTCAGGCAAGCGACGGCACGATCAGCGTAGTCCGACGCACCTCGACAAGCGGCAGCGTTGTGGACAACGTGATTGCGCAGACCGACTGGAACCTCGACAAGCTGGACGGCACCGGAGCGAGCGGCGTCACGCTGGATGTGGCAGACGCCTTCATCCTCGTGATCGACGCGCAGTTCCTTGCGATGGGCCGAGTGCGCTTCGGCTTCGACATCGGCGGGCAGATCATCTACTGCCATCAGTCGCTGCACGCCAACGTGCTGTCTGTGCCGTACATGCAGACGCTTACTCTGCCGGTGCAAATGTTGCTGACCAGCACAGGAGGAACCAAGAACAGCGTGCGGTTCAAGTGCGCCTCGGTGTCTTCGGAAGGCGGGTTTGCAGAAGACATCGGGTATGACTTCGCTACTCCTGAACTGACCGTCACTGCGGCAAGCGGAGCGCGAACTGTCTTGGCTGGTCTGCGTCCGGCTACGACATTCAACAGTCAAACGAACCGTCAAAGGGTTCAGGTCAATTCTGTAGAAATTTTCAACAACTCCAGTACGCCGATTTTTTGGGAGTTGCTGATCGGAGTTACATACTCTGGCACCCCAACATGGACTGCGGTAAATTCGACCTATAGCGGGGCGGAATATACCAGCGCAGTTGCCACGTCTTCCGCCATTGCCGCCTTCTCTGGAGGGCTGCCGATAGTCATCGCATCTGGGTACATCGCAACAAGCGCGACTATCAGGACTGCCGTAGCAAGGGCGATTTCAAGCCGTTATCCGCTGACGCTGAACCGCGCGGGGGCGCAGCGTGCGCTTGGGACTCTGACTTTGGTGGCGTCCGGTATCGGAGGAACTGCAGCGTGCCGGGCGTCGATCAACTATTCGGAGGTGCGATGATCCAGGATGGCGTCTGGCTCGCGCTCAAGGACACGATGCTTCGTTACAAGGGCATCGCCCTTACCGATGACATCCGCGAGGACGTAGATCATGCGCTCAACACGTTGCGGCGCGTGCCGTTCGATAGCGGCGAGTGGTTCATCGACGGCAACGAGGTGGACGTGTTCGTTGCGCCTGAGAAGCGCGGCAAGTGGGCGACAATGCGCAGACTTGGCGCAGTGCTGTGTCCTATTCTGGAGCAGTACGGCGTGGTGGTGGCGCGGGTGCATGAGGACAATGCGGTTTGCCTTCGACTTGCAAAAGGCATAGGATTCGAAGAAGTTGAGCGGGACGGACAAGTTGTCCGACTGGAGATGAGAAAATGGAAGCTGTAGCAGGAGCATTGGTCGGTGGTGTTGTAAGCGGCTTGTTTGCAAGCGATGCCGCCGATACGCAGGCTGATGCAGCAAACCGCGCAGCAGACTTGCAGTCTCAAGCGAACCGCGACGCTATTCAGGAGCAGCGTCGGCAGTTCGACTTAGCGCGCTCCGATCAGGCGCCGTGGCTGCGCGATGCGGGAATCCCGGCGGTGCGCCGCATGTCGGACATGCTGCGGCTTACCGACCCGACGCAACCGTATCCGAGCATGGCATATGGGGCTCCTACGGCAAGCGGGGCGCCTTCTGCTGCCGGCAAGACGTTGCAGGACTTCATCACTGAACTCACCCCGCGATACACAACGCAGGGGACTGCGCCAACCATTCCTGCGCCAACGGGCGCAAAAGACGCGCTTGGCCGTCCGATCACGGATATTCCGGCCGGAGGGTATCCGGGCTCAGATGGCTGGCAATGGCAACAATCTGGCCCAACTGTCGACACCGCAGGGCTGAACGCCGAGGCGCAGCGATTGTTCATCGAGGCGCAGCGCGCTGCCGGAGCGCAGAACGCCGGCAGTGGAAGCGCCGGGCAGCCGCGTCAGCAGGGACTACAGGCTGGACTCGAGATGGACCCCGGCTACCAGTTCCGGCTCGGAGAGGGCAACAAGGCGATCGACCGTGCCGCAGCTGCGCGTGGCGGCTTTGTCGGCGGCCGTGCGCTCAAGGATCTGACGCGCTACGGGCAGAACTTCGCCTCCGGAGAGTTCACGAACGCATGGAACCGACTCGGGCAGATGGCGGGATACGGGCAGCAGGTCAATCAGCAGATGGGGCCGCTCGGCATGCAGATGGCCGGCAACATCGGCGGCATGCTGACCGACGCTGCGAGTGCGCAGGGGGCCGCCGGGATGATCGGCGCGAATGCGCGGGGGAGTGCGTATCAGGGCATTGGGAACAACATCGGCAACATGATTGCGCGACAACCGTGGTCGACGCCTGGGTATGGCGGCTACAGCGGCGGGTTCAGCGAATCGGACTT